TATTGCTTCTTCATCCCATTCGGATACATCTTTGGTTTTACTTAAATATTCACGTGTAGCATCAATATCTATTTCAGCCATATTTTCAAACTTATCGTACAAAACACCACGGTTTGCAAGGTCTTTAAAGTATTTATTTACTGCCGCAATAAATACTATTTTGTTATCATACGAATTTTCAACCTTACCGACAAATTCATCCTCAAAGGTTGTACGGACATCATCACGAATCATATCCACCGCTTCTATTATCTTAATCTTTGAGAAGTCCTGCCCTTTTTCATCAGTAAAGGTTGTAAGTGAGTTTACACCCCTTGCAATCTTTATTTTAGTGCCATCGTTTATGAGTATTAACTTTCCGCTATCGACATCCTCATCGGGAGTTTCGCTCTCGGTTATACTCTCAACCTCCGGAAGTACGTAATATGTAGCACTCCTGTTCAACGGAAGTCCTGCAAGGATACCTGCGATTCTTGCACAGTATTCTGCTGTTGTATATGTCTTTGTACCAACCTTTATATTATCGGTTGCAAAGTTTACTATACCTTCAGTATCTGCCGCACAGTTCGGAAGCACAGATTTAAAGGTTCTATGGAACTGTGTTCTTTGTTCTTTTATGAACTGAAGAACAATTTCCTTTTCTTCCTCCGTAACTCCTGGAACAGTTAAATAATACCACTGCTTGTTTTTCAGTCGTTCAAGTGCTGTACTTATGTCCCCGTCTGTGGATACTCTTTCGACTATAACCTTTGACGGATTACCCATAAATACAAGTGATAAAAAAGCAAGATTTGAAGCTGTATAATGGCTTTTTGTAATCTCGCTTTCCTTACTGTATGTATGAGCTTCTGTTGTATTACTGTTATCCTTTAAGATAACGGCTACAATTCCACGCTCACTTCTTGTTATAAAGGTTTCAGCAAGCGTTTTAAATTCAATTAATATCTTCGGAAGTCCCATTCTTTGTCACCATCCTCTCTGTTAAATTTTCCATCTTTGGAATTTCTTCTGCATCTGAATTTGTTTCCTGATAAAACTCCAGTTCAAAATATGTAATTAATTCTGATTTATCTGTATCAAATATGACTTCATTTACAGATAAAAATCTGTCTTTTACAGGTATTGGAGTATATAAAAATATATTTTTGAAATTTTCTGCTGTGGTTATGAGTTCCTCTTTAGTTTCGATTGCCGGATGATATGTTATCTCCACGCTTACGGTTACAAGCTCTCTGTATTTATTCTCCACTGAAGCACTTACCGGCATCACCTCAATAAAGCACGAAGGCTTTGGAAATCCTTCCTTTACCTCTGATGCAATTACTGTATATTCATTTGCTTGCAGAACTTTACCTACAGATGTCTGTATATCTGTCAACTCAATCATAACTCTACCTCGCTTGTAAGGTCGGCAAGAAGTTCCTCTGCCGACTTATTAAAGCTTGCCTCCATTCCCTTAAATGTACTTTCAAGCATTTTCTTACCCTCAACACGTCCGCCGGATTTAATGCCACGTACACTTCTTTGTACCACGTTCAATTTCCTGCCGTTTACACGTGTTTTGCCACCACGAACAATCTCATGTCCGTCCTCAACAAGGTGTGCATGAGGTGCTTCGGACTGTGTCCTTACAACTCTTGTTTTTCCGTACAGCTTAGGCTTCTTCATACGCCATGAGGATTTCAGTTTCTTTGTTTTACCCACAGGCGTTTTTGTTTTTGTTTTGTTTGTTGCCACTCTGCCTTGAGCTGCAAGCATGGCATCCACCTTGTTGGGGTACTTCTTTTCTATTCGGTTAAAAGCCTTCTGAAGCTCGTCAAAGCCAAATGTTCCGTCATCAGTTGCCATCAGAATCACCTTCGTAATTCTGAGCAGTTTTTCTGTCTGTTTCTATTGCAACAATCTGAAGTTCTTCACGGCTTCCGTCAAGGTCAAGTATTGATATTATTTCAAACTCACGCCCATCATGAAGTATTCGCATATCGGCTGTTATTCCAGGGAAATACCGTGTAGATATTTTATACGTTGTTTCGGCTCTTATCTTCTGACTTTCTTCATACTCACGTCCGCTCATCGGTACAACAAGACCTGCAACAGAAAAATCTGTTATTTCTTCCTGATTTTTGGCATAAGGCTTAAAGCGTTCATACTTAGGTATAGCTTCATTCATTGAGTTTTTTGTTATATCCGTAGGACGAAGAAAGATTATTCTATGCCTTAGCTTTGAAAAGTTCATCAGAACACCTCTTTTCTGTATGCGTCAAGTAATCTGTAAACTGTATCTGGCACCGGATCTCCACTTCTGTTTTCATAGAAGTGTGATATGACGAGCATTTCTGCTTGCTTTACCGTTTCTGGAAGTGGTTCAGGTAAATCAGACCTTAAATAATTCTCGCAGAACTCTTTTGCCAAAATGAGAAGGACGGAAAGATATCCGTCCTCCTCACTATGGTCAATCCTCATGAATTCTTTTACATAATCAAGACTCAGCATTTTTCTTGTCCTCTGCTTTAGGTTTTGATGATTTGTCAGCTTTTGCATATCCGGCTGATATGAGGTCTTTGGCAAGCTCCTCTTTTACGTCAACATCCTGTCCTTCAATAAACGAAAATGTAAGTCCTGCACAGCTTTTAAGAATTGATATTTTCATACGCTGTCACCTCCATATTAGGAAGCCTTCATCTTTAAAGTCTTGACCGCTTCCGGCAATGTCAGCTTTCCGTCTACTCTCTGATATGTTCTGAAACCAATCTGACCTGTTGCGGCATACAACTCGTTCAGTCTCTGGAATATTCTGCCCTGACGGTCAGCAATCCAGTAATATGACATATCACCAAAAAGAATAGGAGAAGCTCCTGCACCGATTTCAGGCATATAGCTTGATGAATATATCTTGTTGCCAATCAAAGTATCAGGCTGTCCTTCCTTAAGTCCCGGCTGCCAGAGATACACACCGTTTAAGTCTTTAAGCTGACGGATGGTTTTAATGGTGGAGTCATTTGCAACAAATACAGCATTCTTTCTGTATGGTGAACGAAGGCTGTGATAAAGGTCAATCAGTTCATCAGAGGTTATTGCGTTAACTGCCGCAGCTGTTACACCGTTTTCTGCTGTGTTTATGATACCTGTAGGTCTGCCTGTTCCGCTACCATTAATGAATGCATTTTCTTCTGCTGCAGCCATTCGTCTTACGAACTCATTTGAAATATACCCTTCAATATCAAATGCCGCATCATTTAAAAGTTCTTCTGAAACCTTTATGATAGATGTAAGCTTATGTGCTCCAAGTGTAATCATACCAAATGAGTCGTCTGATTCAGTAAATGCCGCTTCTTCATCTGTCCACACAGCTTCGCCATGTCCTGCAACAACCGGGATTTTCTTATCACCGCTTGATGACTTTATAACCGTTGCAAGTGAACGGATGATATTTTCATCACCGAGTCTGTCAATCAGCTTGTTTTCAAATTCATCAGGCACTAAAAAACCGCCCTCTGAATCTGTGCCTATCTGCAATGCATTAAACACATCAAAGTGCGGTGTCTTGTTTCTCATAGCAGTCCAGAACGCATTCCTGTATTCGTCTGTCGCTCTGCCTGTTTTCTCTCCGTTTGGTGGGGACGGATTAGAAGTAATAGGTTTATTCATCGGCTTTGACATCTCAAGGTCAAGTGCCTCACGTCTTTCGATTATCCCTATTTCTTTGCCAAGAGATACAATTTCCTTTTCCATATTCTCATATGTAGCTGTATCTTCGGCAGACATTACATCTCCATCACGTTTTGCATTATCCAAGAACAGCTTTGCCTTCTCCCAAAGGTCTGCCCTTTTCTGTCTTAATTCAAGTGCTTTACTCATATATTAATCATTCCTTTCATTTTAACAAATTCAGCCGTGTTTCAAGCTGTGAAATATCTGTTCCGGTTGGTTCTTTTGGTATGGTTTTCAGTTTCTTACGCATTGCAGAAATTGTATTTGTAACCATTGTATTTTTATCAAATACAACATCCTTTTCTTCATCGTCCTCTTCCTTTTTTGAATTTTCAGTATAGAGGATTTTATCACAAAAACCTAAATCAAGTGCTGCTTTTGCATTGAGCCATGTTTCCGAATCCATCATCTTTGAAATCTTCGCACGGGAAAGCCCCGTTTTATTTTGGTAGGCGTTTATGATACATTCCTTTACCTCATTCAAAAATTCGATGCCCTGTTCAAGCTCCGATACTTCACCATAGAGCATCATGCTCGGATTATGGCACATAAACATTGATACAGGAGACATATATACAAAGTCACCTGCCATCGCTATAACTGAAGCAGCTGATGCGGCAAGGCTGTCAATCTTAACAGTGACTTTTCCTTTGTGTTCC